TAGTTGTGACGCCAGTTTAAATAAATTCATTTAGTAGTTTCCATGCCAAACATTTTAACTACTTTGTTTATTCTGCCTGCTTTCATAAGTTTATGAAAATCTTTCCAGGCTTTTTTAATTTTTTTCTCCATTATTACTGTTTCCTATATTGTATTTAGGGCACAGTTCCCATTGAGACTTTTCTTTAAAGGGTATAACCTTTATCTGTCTCAGTGGTGCTAAATCCTTTGCGACTTCTGGATTGACTATGTTTACTAGTCCCCAGTCAGCGAGGAGAGTTGATATTGTATTTCTACGTTGTATGTCATTCTCTATTAGATTAGATGGCTTTCCATCTAATAAGAACAGTTCTTTAAAATGTACTATAAAGTATCTGCCTTGTTTGTGTAGTATATGACAAGATTGGAATAATTTGTTGTCTTTTCTTGATGCAACACCAATCCTTGTGAGTGTTTCTCTTATTTTGAGAAAATCGTCAGGTTCATTCAGCGTGACTTCTAACATGTCAGCTGGGACCCAATTTTTTATTTCGTTATTTTGTTCGTCCACCTTTTAATCCTTTTCTTTTCAACTCTTCGATTTGTTCATTATTAAATAATTGTAAAACGGATTTAGCTTTATCGTTGCTGTACCCATAATGTTGTTTGATGAGTTCTAGGTTATTAATGTCCTGTGGCTTTATCCACTTCGACCATCTTTTTTTCTTCTTAATTATATTTATAAAAAAATCGAATTGAAGGCGATGGTCTAGGTGATGATAACGGTTCATCTCATTTGCAAATAATACAGTATCGTTAAAATGAGAGAAGTTCCTATTGATTATGAAGGGATTATATCCTTTTTCAGATACGTCATCAACCATGATATCTTTCTTAGTTTCATTTATAGATTTTATAAAATCAAAAGGGTTCATGGTTTTTCTAACTTCTCCATATATCTTATAGCTTCTTCTTTTTTGTGAAAAATTTGTTTTGCTTTTATTACTTTACCGTCCATAAATACCACATGATATTCTACACGGTCAGGCCCAAAATGCTTTTCAATTAGTTCATATTTCATTTAAATTGTACTCCTGCCATAATCTCAGTTAAACACGCAACCATATTGAGTTCATGGTCAGCCACAAAGCTGTCCTTGTACTGATAATCAGCCAGTATCAATATAAGTTGTGGTATAGACTGAGGGTCGATATACTCAGTTGAACTATCGTATAGTTTACGAAACATAGCAGCAGGCTCAATATCAATATTGTCTGCCACCCATTGTCTCATCTTACGAAAGTCTTTTACCTTAAGATGATTCATAAGGTTTCCAACCGAGACATCATTTACGTTAATAAGTATACCAGAGTCAATTTGACCTGATACACTATATCGTTGTAATTCATTTATTGTTCTACGAAAATCTGGAAAGTATTTCATAATCAGTTCAGCTAGAACTGGTTGTTCATAACTTACACCTTCTTTCGTAAGTATATGCTCAAGTCTTTCCATCATACCTGCAGCAATTGATTGTTTCTCACCTTTTGGAATACCAAACTCGATTACACTACACCTTGAATGTAATGGTTCAATAATCCTATTTTTAAAATTACACGTGAGTATAAATCTACAGTTTGCAGAGAACTCTTCAATAAACCCACGTAAAGCGGGTTGGGTGGATTGGGGATTTAGATAATCAGCTTCATCTAAAATAACCACCTTGTATCCACCCTCTAAACTGACTGAGCTTGCAAATTGCTTAATCTTATTCCTGAGGGTATCAATTCCAGACTCTTCTGAGCCATTGATTATTATATAATCTAAATTTAACTCTTTGCACATGGCTTTTGCAACGGTCGTTTTACCGGTGCCAGCAGTGCCCGTTAAGAGCATGTTTTGTAGTTCCCTTTGTTTTAATATTTGATTAAAATCTTTTTTTAGCTGTGAGGGCAGTATGCAATATGACAGTGTGGACGGTCTATATTTTTCAACCCATAAGTGTTCTTGCATTATATAACCTCCCAAGCTTCAACTGTATCTAATCTAAAAGACCTCCAAGCGTCTTTATCTAGTGACCATACTGGAAATGCTTCCATGCCACCAGGGGAATATTCCATTGTTGTTGTTATTCCATTTTCTTTTAATATAGTTTCTTTTAGAGTACAAGGCATGATTCTTAGTTCCTTTGTATCTATTTTTCTGAATGAAACTTTTACTACTCCATTTTTTAAAGCCTCGAGTAGTTTGGCTCTCTCGCTTGTTTCCATAATATATCCTTAAAAAATTGAGGGGAGTTTCACCCCTCTTCATTATTCAGCTGCTTCTTCAGCAGGTGCTTCGTCAACTACAGGGACTGCTCCCTCTGGCGCTTCACCATCTTTTGGTGCGACTGAGTTCACGAATGCTACCACTCTATTTCTCAATCCGCCAACGGCTTCAAGCTCTTGGCCTTCAAAACCGCCACGCCTAGAACAGATATCAATTACCTGTACCATAGTTGCCAAATCCTGTAAAGAAAGTTGAGGTTGTTGACCACCTTCAGGTGCATCTACAACAGCTTCTTCAGCTACTTTCACTTCTTCTGACATAACGTCCTCCTAGGTTTGACTATTATATTTATACATGAAATACTGAATTTTTCTCCAAAGCAATAAAATATTCTATAGGATAATTACTATTTACCCAGTTTGAAATAAGCTTAGATGATATACTTACAAAGTAATCACCAGGCAGTAATTTCAAGTTTGGAATACTTATTACAAATTCGAACTCATTCTTACATGAATTTTCTTTATCCACATCAACACTAAAGTTATTTGATGTGGCATCTCTACTATCGGAAACGGAAGCTGTTATAACTCCACCACTTCCAGATAGCGTTAACTCAGTATGACCTAGAACTGCAGCTGCTTTTCGTATTTGATTCATTACATCTTCTGTAATGTTAATACCAACTTCAGCGTTTGGCATACTGATGTCCTTTTGAGGTGTTGTCAATATATCCTTTTCAGCATAGAAGTAATTTATCTTTTGCTGATGAGATACTTGATTTCCACCGACTGTATTGCTGATTAAAACTGACTTATCTTCAAAATTAAGTTGAGGGTTTTCAATAAGACCATATACTGACAAAAACTCGTTTAAATCATAGATTCCGAATTCAAGTGGAAAGTCCTCAACAATTTCAGATTTAGCCATAATTGTTTTAGCTTCCGATATGGTACTTAACCTTTGACCCGGCTTGAGTACCAAGTTAGGATTAATCGTAGCAAAGTTTTTTAACACATTAAGTGTATCTTCAGATAGTATCATATTTCCTCCATAATGTACTATTATATCACATTTCAGTGTATTTGTACACTGTTAAATGAACCTCCCATGAGTTGACAATGATTTAGATAATTCCAATGCTTCCATTGTCATCTTAGGGTCTTTTTCTATACCAATATAGTCCATGTGGTCTATATGATATATTCTACCAATAGTACCATTCATCTCAATTTGTTCTATCCATCGATTTGCATAGTATCTATAGTATTTAATCTTTTGTGCTGGTGACTCAGGAACTCTTACATAAAAGTTGATATCAACATTATCAATTTTTTCATATTGACTTTCATCTAAGAAAAAGCCTTGGTGTTTATTATTCAATCTAGCAGTTTTAACTTCATAAGTTCTAGTTCCAATTGTTCCATCTTTCGTAGAGTCAAACCAATTATCTGTTTTAGTAGCTCCTACTATCTTATCTCGTATTAAGTTCTCACCTAGCTTTCCTAGGGTCACTGTCTTATTTTGTCTTGTCATGTTCGTGTAAAGCAATAATAGAATAATGGAGGACTTTCAATAGGTCACGACGTGCATCCTCATGTGTCCCCTTTTTACCATATCGCTGTGCGTACTTTAAAATGTTTCCAATAGCAAAACCTATACCATGACCACAATCCGATATGAACTCAGTTGATTGAAACTGGTTTTTTGAATAGTGCCCATCGTAGGTATTGTCTATATACGCCTGGAGCTCTTGAATAAGAGCCCCTTCGCTGAATTTATAATTAATAGTCTTCTTCGACATCATTTACCTCTTCGGTTTCTGGAGCACCCATGATTGCAGGGTCCTCAGCTACGACTTTGGTATATAAATCCAAGAATGCAGCTTTTGTATCTTCATCAAATCTTGAGATACAAAGGTCAATTGCTTTATCAATCTTTCCAAAGATTGCATATGTTTGGATGATATGGCAAAGTCTTCTTGTTGAGATTACTTCGTCAATACCATCATCGTAAAAAGTTCTTCTAATTACATCAGCCCATGTGACTAAGTTTTGAGCCAACTCATCAGCTGTAAAATCTCCACTACTATCGCTTGGAATGAATTTATCCATGTGCTTAAGTAATATTTTCTTTTCAATATTCATTGATGGAAACTTTTGGTCTACTGAGATTGTAAATCTTTCTAAGAAAGCTTCATCGATTATAGAAGCTGCTGTAAATCTACCATCATCAGAACCTTTACCTTTTGTATTGGCTGTGGCTATAACATTAAATCCATCAGCAGGCTTAATAACTTCTCCAGTCTTTTTAACAAGTACTGGTTTACCTTCAAGGATTCCTTGTAAGCACATAATTTTATTTGTAGCTCTATCAATCTCATCAAGTAATAAGATTGCGCCATTTTCCATTGCTTTAAGAACTGGTCCTTTAGCAAATACTGTTTCTCCATTGATAAGTCTAAACCCACCCAATAAGTCATCTTCATCAGTCTCAGGATTGATTTGAACTCTTATGAATTCTTTACCAAGCTTAGCACAAGCTTGTTCAACCATGAAAGTTTTTCCATTACCGGAAAGACCACTGATGTATGTAGGGTAGAACATTCCAGACTTAACAACTTTTACGATATCATGGTAATTACCCCATGGTACGAATGTTTTGTCTACA